TCGTCTTCGTCTTCGTCTTCGTCTTCGTCTTCGTCCTCTACCTTGGCTTTGGACTTACCTTTACCCTTCTTGGGCTTCTCGTCCTCTTCCTCGTCATCTTCATCGTCATCTTCCTCTTCCTCGTCCTCTTCCTCTACCTCTACCTTGGCTTTGGACTTACCTTTACCCTTGCTGGATGTTGCCGCTGTTCCCTCCAACATAGCCGTCAACTCATCCTCTGTCATCTCAATCAAAAGCTTGTCAAGGTCCAAGCCCTTGATGATCTTGGGATCCAAGTCTTCGGCATCAAGGAACTTTACGTCATCCAATTCGTTGAACTTGATCTTGCCCTTAACTATAGGCTTGAAACGACACCGCAGTTGCTTTCCACCAGTCAACTCTGCCAAAGCATCGGCTCCAACATTATCAACATCTGCAACTTCCGCAGTAAGTTTCTCATCAACAGACGCCACAGAAACCTCATACAACTTTGGCTTCTTCTCACCTTTGGGAAGGACAAAGTACATGCACCGCCAAGACGGACGCATTGAATTAAGCTCTTCCTGAGTGTAGTCGTCCTCTGCACGACGCATCCTGGCGTACTCATCACAAATAGGGCACTCTTTCCCAAATGTGAGTGACGGGCAGCACACAGTAATGCGTTTGGGCCCAACGTTCTTATGCACAGCGAAACGCCGTTTGTACCACTGCTCACCAATATCCTCATTGGTAATATCAGGATTGCCCCTAGGGTCTTTGACTATATAGGGAAGTATCCTGAATGTGGTTTTGAAGTTGTTGTCCTTGTTTAAAACCGGAATAAACATATCCATCCCACTGGGGGGTGTGAATGCTTTATTCCAAGGGTTACGGGCGGTATCCAACTGTGCTTTGCTGGCTTTGCGGACACGCTCGCGCAAAGACATTTTTTTAGCATTGTTCTTTTTCATTCTCAACTTTTCCTTCGTTTTTCCAAAAGTGTTTCAAATACTGACTTACAATACGCATCTTGGATGACCAGTACGCACAAGTCAAGAGATGCACAAGGACAAAAGCATATAGTGGCAATATAAACACTAATAATACCACTACTGCAATTATCCACCTAAGCTGTCCCATATATCCTATTAAATTATCCACTGTTCATGTCCCATCCTTTCATTTACTGTTTCCTACGTAACTTAACTTTTGTGTTAGCCAATTCCCGTCGTTGCTCATTTTCAGCCATAGGCGACTGTACGGAATTTAAGGCAATCTGCCTTCTGTTAAATATCTCCAACATTTCCTTTCTATGGAAAAGAGTAGACATAGCATTCCGCATCAAGTCTCTTCTATATATGGCTTCGTTAAGATGCTCAACTATCTCCTTATACTTTGGCCTAGTGCGATAGTGTGCCTCACAAGATGGTGCGTTCTTGCTTCCAGGCAAAACCTCAACACCAGCTTCTATGTCCTCTATGCACTGTGACCGGAAAGTTTTTTTACGCTCTTCATATTTAAGCACTTGAAATTCTGCCTCCGCAGAAAGTTCAGAATACTTGGACATCAACTCAACTTGGCGTAAAGATTCACCCTCAAGATTGTTTGGATCTATAGCGAATATATCCCCAAACGATTCTTGTTTGTGCTCTAGCGGGATTCTTTTAGCCAAGCCACCGCTCTTTGTTTTTTTCTTCATTACCTACCTCCGCTAAAACGTTAAAAGCTTACACTTACTATACACCGCTGGCTTAAACTGAAACCGAAAAAATCTTATCAATCTTTTAACGGTTCTGTTCCAAATATATACTCGTAACATGCCTTTGACAATCCAGACCTGCCTGTGTTATAAAATGGCTCTTCAAAGGCACATATTATATTGTACCCCTCCATCCTACCACCTAGCAGCACTGCATTAGCGTATCCCAGTACACTACGGCGCACAGTCTCTGGGTCATCCTGTAGCGTTTTGAGCATATCGGATATTTGCCTCCAATTAGGTCTTTTCATAAGCAAACGGCACAAGTCTATCGAAAAGGTAGCAGTGAGTTCTACTGTCTTTTCAAAATTCTTCTGTTCCTTCAATGGAAGAGACAGCACCTTCTCAAGATTGGTCAAAGCTATCCTAGCTGATCCCCCCGATATTTCCGCCAACCTTTTTAGTATGCTGGTGCTTGCTAACTTAGCCTTCTCTAACTTTATGACCCTCTCCATTATAGAGACCAACTCATCCTCTGACAAAGAGGATACGTTTACCACGCACATCCTTGACTTTAAAGCAGCAGAAAGCTTCTCTGGATTGGTGGTAGTCAGGAAGAAATATACATGGTTGGGACAGTTCTCCAATGGCTTCAATAAGGCTTCTTGTGCATCCTTAGTGAACTGATGCACTTCTTCCAAGATGAACGCCCTACAGGGGGAACCTCCTACTGGACTCCTTTGCATCTTGGCAGAAATATCTCTCACAGAATCAATGCCACGAAAAGACGCGGAATTAAACTCTTCAAGATTGTCACCAGTACACCCAAACTTAGAAGCCGTAATGTGTGCAAGTGTAGTCTTGCCACAACCAGGACTTCCTACGAACAGAAAAGAGTGCATCCTATCTTTTGGGTCTTTGTCTGCCATAGCCCGCAATACAGTAACCCCTTGTAGGTTGCCGACTACAGCCTTAAAGGTCTTAGGCCGCCACTTGTTGTATAATTCAGCCATTGTTCCTATCCTCCAAAATCTTAGGCGTAATCTTCATGTACTTGCTAACAATCGTGGTAAGCACTTTGTTGATAGCCGCAGTAACTTCTGTTTGAGAATTACTCTCCAACAATTCAACGCTATCCCACAAACATATAGCGGATTCTGCCTCAAGCGTTTTCAACAAGTCGTGAAGCGCATCTGTGGCAGATACCTTTATATGCAGATTAACCAATTTACCGGAATAGTACTTATTCAAAAACTCAAAAAGATATGGACTAAACACGTAGTCACCTATCGAAAACCCAGAGATATTATTGGTTTTACAAAGCTTAGTACCATCTTCTAAATCTTTAATTATTTCCGCACCCTTACACCTATTACTGGAATTACAATCGTATTCCAGTTCGTCCTTTAGACACTCTATGGCTTCTTTTATGGAAGTAATCTTTCTCATTGGAACTTTCCTTTCTTTGGAACCTCGAACTTTATTGGCTTCTTATCAAACCAACTTTTACCCTTCTCACACAAGTCAAACTCAACTACTATGGGGACAGTGATCCATTTGTACCTACTAGGCAACCGCACATTCATTGTATGGTTTATAAGTGCAATGACATCTTTACACTCATCTTCATAAGTATAGTACATTCCAGAGTCGTGAATTTGATTAAACAATCTCGTTCTAGCCTTTTCCTTTCTAAGTAACCTATTTACATAGTTCAATCCTTCTTGATTCAAGTGGTAAGCATCTCCCTGTATGGGTGAATTTATCACTTGCTTCTTGTCCAACAGTCCGGTAAACCTAAACCCTGTAAAAGAGTCTACGTACCCTTGTTGCAGATACTTTTTAAACCAAGTATCCTTCCACTTAGTATACTGCGGAAACATCTCATACCAAAATCTATGCTCTACCCCCTTGAGATGCTCCACAAACATGTTAAAAGCCCTAGATGCTTCTGTTGGCGGTATAAACGAATCTTCTTCCCACCCCTCATCTAGTTCTATTATACCCCTATCTTGCAAATGAATGAGAATCGGAGTTCCATCTTTTGTTCTGTGCTTCTGTACATCCGACCATATAGTCTCCGCACATGACCTGTACCAATCTCCGTAGAACTCTGCAAACACAAACCTATTCTTGGCAATGTGTCTAAGTTCTTTTGTAACCTCTGAACCATCGCAGTCCATTATCATTGCCATAGTGTCCCTGTGCATATCCTTAGATGGATCAGATATGCACTCGATAAAATAGGGGTCATTATGGTAACACGCAGCAACAGATACTTCCGCGCCTTTTAAATCCGCTTCAAGTATCATAGCACCTTTAGGTGGAACAAAGGCACCACGTATAATCTTACCAATCTGTGGATTACGAATAGGCACATTTTGCAAATTTGGATTGTTCATTGAACTTCTGACGGTAGAAGCCACATGCAGATTAAACACGGCATGAAGTCTGTTACCACATACCTCACGTTCTATCTGTGCAATGTATGTATCCACAGCCTTCTCTAACAACTTCTTGGCAAAATACGGCTCTAGGTCGGACATGCCTAATGACATTAGAGCTTCTTTATCTGTGGACTCTTCCCCTTTGCTTGTCTTTTTACGTTGCTGCAATCCGCACACGCTGTAAAGCATATGGGACAACTGCTTTGAAGAATTGATGTTTACTGGCCTAAAATGCTTCTGCCATTTCTTAAACAACTCTGTTTTCCTAAACTCTTTGTCCAGCCTTCCTATCTCTGCAAGGCACCAATCTTTCTGTTCTTTTAAAAATGCCAAATCTATACAAGCACCTTCTGCCTCCATGTCGGCAAATGTCAGTACAGATTTTACTAAAAATTTGACGCCATTTATAGGGGTTCTACCGTACTTTAGAGTAGTACCCCATTCCTTTAATTTACTTACCTGTGCAACATATAACCAATAAGTAAGCACACTGTCCAAAGCGTTATACTTCAACAGTTCTGTTACACTGTTAGCGTCTATGCAATTCAACTCGTTCGCACCCTTACCTATATTCCCAGTTGCTATATCAAATTTTATATCACTTGTGTAGTCAAGTACACCAAAGTTGGCAAGAGCCTGAAACTTCAATCCGGTAATGCCCTTTCTATGGGTCTGTAGGACATGGCTGGCTAGCATAGTATCCCATACCCATCCTTTTATATTGTACCCCAATATCTTCTTAGTCCACCTATGCTCAAATTTAATATTCTGACCAATCTTTTTAATTGTTGGATCAGTCAATATCCGCTTCCATTCCTTTCTAACTGATTCCAAAGACTTCTCTCTTGTGTCAATCAGAAAACTTAGTACCCAACCAAATCTACTACTAAATATGGAAGCAGTTTTGATGAAATGATTTGGGAAGTCAGGTTTCAGCCCAGAAGCTTCGTAATCTATACTAATGCAGTCTCCAGAAGTTACGTTTCTTAAAAACTTCAATGTAGTATTAGGAAGTGTAGAGATGTGTGATACACGCAAAGCTGATGCTTTATAATCAATAACTTTGGGCTTGTGGGTAGCAATATCTATTGCTCTCTCAAATACTCTCACCATAGATTGCTTAACTAGCGTGTAGGTCTGCTTCTCCTTGAGTGCCAAACTCTCCCTGTCTATGGATAAATGAGTAGATAATGTATACGCGGAATAACAAGGCAGCACCCAACACCCATAACTTGAATCCGGTATTTCATAACCTTCCCAACTATTTATATCAAATGAAAACTTTTGTGATAAAACTTTACCACCATATAAAGAAGCCATAGCATGTGTGCCAAATGCTATTATTACAGAAGGCTTTAATTTCTGTATGCTCTCCATAATAAAAGGTCTGCAACAATTAACAGCACCATCCAACTTACCTGTATTATTTCGTCTGGGGCAGCACTGTACAGCATTTATACGCCAACAATCCTTTTCTATATTTATACCACTCTTTGAAAACGCACGTAACATAGTAGTCAGCACTTTGGAAGATATTGCATCATCGGACTTGTGCCACATATGGCCTGCATCATCTTCACACACTAATGGATGTTCTGTCAGTAGGAGTATCTTCCTCCTACCTTTCCCAAATATCTCCCCCTTAAAATCAGTGTGTGCGCTCTTCATGCCACATGAACCGCAACTAACCATAGTTTTTATTCTTGGTGCTGATATAGGTGTGTCTATAAGTGACTTCACTATTTACCACTCCTTTTAAGTTTCCGCATGATGTCAGTCCTTCATATGGTGAACGTCTAGTGTAATCAGATGCCAATACTTCTTACTGCGCACATACATAAAAGATTCGTTGACCACGTTAATTTTGTTGGATATAGCAAGATACTCTGCCAACGTTTTTGGGTGTAGTGCGAAAGTAAGAGAAGCTTTGGAATCTATCTTACAATGCTCTTCAAACTTGCCGTAGAGTCCAGTTGTTGAAACAGTAAGTCTGCCATTCTCAACCTTTATGACTATGCGGCTGTCCTTTGCCGATGTCTGAATAGAGAACTGCGTGGCCAATTCTAGTATATCCGACACCTTAGCTGGAATCTCTAGCTTGACTGCCTTTCCTCTAGAAGAAACTTCGTCAAAGGTTTTGAGCAAGTCTGGATAAGCCTCCGCAGGAGTCCAACAAGCAAACAACACACCGCCTTTGCAATTGAAATATAGCCACCCCTCACTAGCTCCACAAGAAACAGGCTCTAGTTGGCACAAAGCCTTTGCAGCGTCTAACGGAAGAGATATGTTCAACTTGGTAGGCTCGCCTGATATATACCTTCTGACCAACCGGAACCTGTCTGTACTCTCTATGAAAGTACCCTTGGCATCGCTGGCTATATGTACACCGCACAACTGTAGGCGTTGTGTATCGTCACATACACAGAATTGGCAGAACTTCACACCTTCCTCAAACGCTCCACCGTATGATAACTTCTCCATTACTTTAGGGGGTTTAATCTTGCTGTCAAACGGTAGTATAATATCAGCGTTTGCCGTTATCTCTACTGCTACCCTCTTACCTTGCCGCACGGATAATGCGCCGTCCTGAAACGATAGTATAATATCATCTTTCTTTAGCTTCCTTAGCAGCGTAAGCAGGGGCAGGCTAGGCACTGCGCATTTTAGACCCGTTTTGAACGGCACGGACACGCCTATGTTATCGTTATAGGTATATATCCTGTCATTATCGAATATGAAGGATTGCGACTGTTCAATCTCTTCTTTGGGGGCTATTCCAAACTTAGCCTTCTCTAAAACGTCCAACAGTTCTGTTCTACTAAAAGTCTTTTCCATTATCCTTTACTCCTTTTCAGTTTCCGTCTTTTGACCCTAACACTTCTTGCATACTTTAACCTACCCATATCTGGGTAAGCAAACGATACCAGAAAATTAGCATCGTGCTTTTCTAGCCACCTACAAAAAGCTTTGTCCTTTTCAAAAGTGTGGCCGTGACCCGCGATATACATCTTCATTTCAGATTACCATCGTCACTAAGTTCAAAATCTTTAAAGAAAACAGACAAAGCTGGCGTTCCCTTAAATTGGCACAGCAACGGCAGCATGATTTCCCGCATCTGTGGGTGTGCGTCTTTGGCACACCTCATTTCAAAGATGTGCCGCCACTCACGTAGATTGGCAGTAACCATTAACTCCGTAGCTAAACTGTTTGGCAAAACAGTACGTGCTTTTTCTGGAACCCATCCATACTCGATCAAATCATTATATGCCTCTGCACTGTAAGATATAGATGCGTACCAGTACCAACTACCAGAACAAAGTTTTTTAATCTCTGCTCTATTAACCCAAAATGGTAATATGAAACGCATACCCTTCTTATGGTAATTGCAATACCGTGTGGACTCTTGAGATACGGCAATCAGCCTATGTCTGACTAACTCATGCGACACCCCTCTGTCACAAACTATGTGGACTGTGGCTGTGGCATGTTCTATCACAGATAGATGTTTGCGATTAAGCAAGTTGGTACAAAAGGCGTATGATGAATCTTTTGTAATCTTACTTTCACTTTTATAGCAAACTCTTCCAGCGCACTCTACTGCTTGTGCAGCATTTGGCGTATACCTTTTGAGTTTAGCTGATGCTTTTATAAGCTTTATTTTTGGATTCATTTTTAGTATCTGACTCCTTTCATTATTCTACGTACTCCGTTTTCCCAAGTTAGGGGTGCATGTGGACAATAAATACGGGCAAACGCTCTAAGATCACCCTTATACCGTCTCTTTATCGTACCTGCTGCCCACCTAGCTTGAACTTCCAAAGAGCGCAAAGGGTCTTTAGGATACCTTCTAGCCCTGTGTCTTGGGTAGTCCTGACCTACACCAAACTCTAGTCCTGTTCTCCCATTCTCAAACTTACGGATGGCCAATAACAGCCTAGTTTCTTCCACGCTGAGACTGTACTCACGGGCCACACGTCGTATCACAACTTCCTCCTGTGAAGCAAAGGATTTGACAACAGATGCTAAAACGAATGTTAGCAACAACAGTAGCATGTAACTTTTCATACTTAACCAGTACCTTTCTTTTTCTTTTGTTTCTTGAAAGCGTCACAAAA